TCTCTCTGTTTCTTAGCTCCTAGTGCTCTAAACTTCTCTTCTTCTGACTCACTCCATGGTGTGACTTTAGGTTCTGCTTTAACTGCTTCTTTAACTACTTCTTTCTCTAACTTATCTAAATCTTTCTTAAACTCATCATAAAACTCTGTTCCTTCTATTTTTGGAAGGTATACATCAAGATATTCTTTGTAGTTGTCTTGATCATCATTGAAACGAAGATATTTAACAATCAGCTTTAGATTATTTTTTGCATTTAGAATTCCTTTTTGGAAGTTCTGTTCGTTATTAGGTCCATCTGTCATGAGAATTGGGGGAAGTGGTAATCCGCTTACCCTCGCAAACTTAAAAAATTTACGAGGTAAGAGGACTAATCTTTAAGGTATCTACATGGTATGTCATAAGTTCCAACTAAATTTGCTCCTGTTCCATTGGTTGAAACAATTGCGATAGACTTATTTTCAGTTGTACTAGAGCTAGGGGCAAGAATGAATCTTCCACCTGCTCGTTGTGCATCAACTAAAGCTGACCCCGACATGGTCACAAGACCAGTAGCGAAATCAAAGTTATCGTATATATCTGAACCAGTAGCACTTAGCGAAGCTATAGTAGTACCAGTTGCAAAGAATATATCTGCTCCTGTTGTTGGAGATGCTGTAGTTTCTACATTAAATATAATGTCATCACATATTAGATAATCATCTATTGGATTTGTAATTATCTGAACACCACTTGCAGTTCCTGCTTCTTCTGTAAGTGCTAAACTACCATATAGTTGCCTTCTAGTAGGAATGTTCTCCGTAATGAATCCACCAGACATTGTTCTAACCAAAGTAGTACCAACGTACTCTTTAGGATTTGGATTACTAGTTGTATCCCAGAATAAGTTTCCTTGAATCACCTGAGAACCAGATATCCATGTAGACAATGCCATAATAGTAGCAAGCCCAGTCGTAATAGTCCCTATTGCCAAATTTGTAAGAATTGTAGGTATCATTGTTTAAGGGGTTAAGTAAGGGTTGGCTTGGTAGTAGAGAGTGAATACATAGTTCCTTGAGGCTGAACAATAGCGAATGCAGCGAATTGTGTAGCGAGAATCTTAACGAGAAGATTATCTTCATTGACAAATTGCTGTTCGGTTGTTGGGTCTTCAGCCATCATTAACTGCCATGCTTCTCCTGTCATTGCGCTATCTTTAATCATCCAACGATATGTTGTATGAGCAGCATTTGTAGTAGGAACAACTGCACCTAATGGGTTTCTATTACCATACTTGAGTGCAACAACTTTATATTGGTCACCACCATAGTAATTGATTGCATTATTAGCAGATTCTGGTGAAAGAGAAGAACCAAACATTTGATGCGCTTTATGCACCATATATGGATTGTCTTGAATGACAATAGTATCAGGATTTGGACTTAGATAAGTACCAAAGTCGTCTGGTGTATTTTCAGACATCTGTTCTTCAGCTGCTGACAAGTTTAACATTGACAAAGCTGCTCCAGTACCATGAGCATTATCACCTAGTACATTAGAGAATGTAATTCCACCATATGAATGAGCGGTATCTGCTACTGGCTGAGAGTCAGAAGTTTCAATATTAGATGTAAAATTCTGACCATTGAATTGTACGGTTGAAGCATCTGCTTCTATAAAACCTTGAATAGTAAGTTCAAGATCAAGTTCGTTCATTAGTCGATCAATAATTTTTGCTGAACGAGCTTTCATCTTAGCTTCAGCATATCGAGTATTGAACTTCTTCATACGACGAGTGATTTCAAGTTTATCGCCGTACTGTTGCTGTGTTTTAGATAGTTCATTGCCTTTTGAAGGATTTACTACAGAGTAGTCTGCATTTTCATCTACACGAGGTGCAAAACCTGAAAGAGCAATAGAATTAAAGGTTACTTTTTCTGAATCACCTTCGTTCCAAGGAACAGAGGTAAAGAGAGATCGAGCCATATCTGGCTTGGCATCCATGAGCTGTTGTATAACTGTGCGTTCTACGTTATCAACGAATTCATTGAATGATTGGGTGTTATAGGACATGAGTTAAAAAGTTAAATATATAAAAGATTATTCTGTTCCAAGTACTATTCCTGATAGACCTCCACTGTTGAAGCAAATATCAACATATTTCTGTCCTGCGGCATCTCCGCCGATGACTGTACAGTCGTTGTTTGTTGTAGTGTCGAGGTCAACTGTCAAACCAGCTGCGATATCTACTTGAGTACCTATAAGTGATGCCGCATATGTACCAGAAAACGTATAAGCGCGCCAAACAGAATCTTTATCAATAATATCAAGAGCTGCATTTGTTGTTGAAGTAGCGGCTGCAACATTAACACCAACGTTCTGCTTATCTGTTGCTGAAATTGCTACTTCTCCACTTTCATCAAATTGTGCTGCTCTATTAGCTGCAATAGTTCCTGACGATGGGAATACCTTAAACTGACTTTTCCCAGTAAGTCTTTCAAAACCTGATGCTAACATTTGTAAAGGGGGTAATTATAAGTTACGCCCGCTCTTTCTTCAACTGCTTCTGTTTCAGGATTGCTTCTTCGCTGTAACCCCATGTAGCCATATCCTCACGATCTTTTTCTGTAATATCGGTAGAATCTAGCGTTCTGGTATTAGCGGAAGACCCTGAAGCCATCTGCTTTTGTCGCTCTAAACGTGCTTGGTCAGGATTGGCTTGGTATCTAAGCTTTGCATATTTTAATGCTTTATCGCTTGGAATACCCTCTTTGATATCTTGTTCATATTCTTCATCAGAATATATACCAATATCCTCAGAGTGTTGAAGCTTCCAAAGTTCTCCCTTTAATTCTTCTCTTGTTAAAGGTTCTTCTTCTGCAACTACTTCCTCTTCAACGCCTGCGAGAGTTTTAAATTTCGCAACTTCGGCTTTTAATTCTTTATTTGTCAAATTAGAAGTATCCATACCTTTTCTAGCGGCTGCATGTTTTCCTTCTAACTCTTTGTACATAGGGTGGGCTTTTACAGCGTCCTCGTCGAGAGTTTCAGCAGGTGGGGTTTCATCCGTCTGCTCTTCTGCGGTAACGATTTCTTCGTTAGTGGGCATAATATAATTGGGTAATAATAGCCGAATGGCTAGATTCTGTGAGCAGGAGTGATAAAGCCCACAGGATGCAGCCATTCGTTTAGATCGATGTTGAAAAAGAACTGAGCAAAACGAATGTAGCACACTTGTAAAGCATTACTTAACTAGTGCGCCATCACTCTTAGCGATTGCATCATCTCTAAATTGTTTTACTGTAGCCCTTACATAACTTTTATGTTTGTATTCTTCGCCAGTCATACTCTCTAATACTTTAATTGTATTAGGCACTGTTCTTTCACTTATATAAATATAAATGATAATCTTCTGGTAACGTGTAAACTTATTTTTTAAAATCATTTTTCATTACTTCGGGAAGGAAATCATTATTTTTAGCTTTAACTAAATGTCTTTCTTCATCAAATCCATTCTTTTCTCCTGCCGTATCTTTCATAAATTCATTCCTTAGCCAAATAGTAGCCATGCGTATGCTTTGGTCATTACTTGCGTATGCTTTATGAGTAAACCATCTATACTCCGCCTCCCGCGATTTGCTCGAGAGCGCTCTGAGGCTGAGCTTGTCCTCCTCCGTTAGAGTCAGGCGTTCCAACGTTAGGGACAGTAGGAACTTGCGTAGATACTTCATTTGGTTGGGGGGGATTTTGTAAGTTCTGCATTTCTTCTAGCATTGATTTCAGTTGATCTTTTGCTTCACTTCCTCCTTCGTTAGTCTTCACAAGAGTCTTAGGGTCTATGTCCGCAAATTCTAACACAGCCGTCGCTACTTTATCTAAATCAAGATTAGCGTATCCCATTTGCATTAGTTGTAATAAGAAATCTGTAGCAGCTTTGAAGTTTTGCACGTCTTGTGCTTTCATGTCTCCAAGCATTCTCTTACTATCGACAATAACATCTGGTAGCAATCCAGACTCTACGTACTCATAAGGATAAACATATTCTTCTACCATAGGAATGTAGCTTACTTCTACTGTCATATCTTTATCGAATATAAGAGTGTTCTTTGATCTGCCAGTTCCATCAAATCCTGCATTGTAGTCTAGTTTTCTGCTCTTAGTAACACTAAAGTCTTCACGTATCTTTTCTCCTTTAATTGGAATGTAATTCATGACTCTCTTTTCAGCTGTAGGAGTACTGAGTTCTCTAAAGTCTGTTTTTGGTTTCTTGCCATTCTTTACAGATTCTCTTGAGCTAGTTATCTGTTCTTCTGTCATTGCTTCAAATTCTTTTACAGTAAGAACAGTTAACGAGTTTGATAGTAATTGAGTGCCTATTGGCTTGAATACTTCATGCTCAAGTCTACTGAGTCTTTGTTCTGCACTTCTATTACCCATACGTATACGCTGTGCGAATTCAAATGCTGTTTTACTAGTGTCACCTACCATTTGTTGATGATTGATTCCAGTTGAAGGTATTGTTTGACCATCAATTATTTCTCTCATTCCTTGGAAGTCTCCAATTCTTGAAATACCAAGAGGCTGTGGCGTTATCTCACCGTCAATCAGTTCAGCTCCATACAATCTATTAGCGTCAACATCTAAGTAACTCTCAGGATTATTACCTTTGTAGTTTAAGGCTACAGAGTTAGCCCATCTATAGTTATCTAAATTGATGTTAAATATAGTCTGCATTACTGTGTCTTCTCCTTCGATACGCTCAGGAAGTCCCATACCATATACTCTATGATTTCCTTCCCAATTCTTATCGTAAGCATCAAATAATGTACCCCATCTAAGAGAGCAAGAACCTGTTATGTTTAATCCTGTTGAAGTTAGTACTAGATCATTCTTTTTCTTCTCATGTATTTTAAGTGATGAATCGAATATTAATGTTCCAAGTTCTTTGCTTGGATCTGCTGGTGTTTTTACTTGTCCGTCTGATTCAGTACCGTGTGATTTTGTATATATCCTGTAAATATCTCGTAACTCATCTTGATAATAGAACAGCGTTACATGCGAACCTTTACCTATTAAATCAAGATTAATATATTCTCCACCTCTTCCAAACTCTTGCGCAAATTGATTCCATGTAATTGTGCGTCTTCGCAAACATGATGGGACTTGAGTTGGGTTATCAATGTTAGGATTTCTCCAAGCATCCATTGGATTGATATGTCTTACTCCTACTTTTGGTCTTCTAGTATCTTGTACTACAACTTCATTGAATTCCCCTTCATCATCTAGGATACGTAAAGTTCTAGTAGGGTAATCAATAAACGTTTCAAATACTCCACAGCCCATTACAAAATAATCACGAAAGAATAACTCTTGGTGCATTTTGTAATCTGAATTGCTTAAAATTGATCTTATCATGTGTTTCCAAACTATTGTCTTCATGTGATCGCTAGGACCTCTAGGCTCAAATGAAAAGTCTGGTTCTCCTTCTGTCATTTGTTCTATACCTTTGTCGATTATCATTCTTGAATAACCTAAAAAAACTCTTGACACTTCATCTTCTGGTGTCATTGTCTGCAAAACGTTGTAAATTGCCATACCTCTTTTTGCTTTGCTGTCCCATCCACTATCCCTACGATATTCAACCATATATTTACTATCTTCAAAATCTCTATCTGCTAACTTTTTGTGCTTAGAAGACATTTCACTTGTAATCTTTCTTTCTGTATCTCCTATTTGATGATAGAACGGAAAAAGTTTTTTAGGCATAAAAAGACACATTAAACACTCCTAAAAAAATATTACCCTTGTTTTGGCATTATGTAAATAGGTTTTTTCTTTCTCTTTTTTTCTTTAAGTCTTTCTTCCATCTTTTCGCGCTGTTCTTGTGCGTCAGTTTTTTCCATAAGTATATAATATTATCTAGGCATCCCACTGTAAATAGATTTTTTGGGTTTTGGTTTTCTGGGTTTCGACGGCTCTTTCATCTCAAGACACATATATCCAAAAGAATCTGCATAATCACTTTCTGGTCCATGGAAAGGTTCTCTTGTTCCCTTCCCTGTGTTAGGGTCGGTAGCATAATGATAATGAGCAAGTGCCGAGAGAAGGTCCACATTATTCTCTTTGTCTATTTCTAATAGATCAAACATATTCTTTGTAGCTTCCAGCCTTAATTCTATGGACCTCTTTTCTCCTGCTGTTACATTTGCATTTGGGAAAGCTGCTATAAATATCTGTAACCATGTTCTCTCTGCGTTTGCGTGTTCGTTATTAGCATCATGTGGTAGTACAATCCTATTATAATTATAATTCTTATCTTTTAATATTTGTATGTAAAACGGAGTCTTCTTGAATTGGTTTTGATAACAGTCTATAATTCTTGGTGCGTTGTTTATGAACTGCAAGAAACAAATAGAAGTATGATCGTTCCAACCTATATCTAAGAATATTGAAACAGGGTATCTATCATCATATTTATAAACTCCTATCCTCCCATCGTCTCTTGCTTTTTGTAGATGTTCTGCATAGATAGCTCCTTCAACTGCTGCCCTTGGTTTTCCTTCCCATATATTAGGATAGTTAGCAAAATCATTCTTTAAACAGTCTAGTCTTTCATCTTCTAATACAGAAGGAAACCATGGATTATCTCTATAATTCATTTTTATAAGAAAACTATTCGTAGGCTTATTTATATTAAATCTTTGATATGTAGGGTCTTCTTCTAAGTCAGGATTATATGTTATAACAATCCTTGATGGGATAATCTTTTCTCTTGGGATTATCTTCCTACACTTTGAACATGGCTTACCTTCACCTTCATCCATATCTAATCTAACAAAACAACAAGGGGATATTTCTTTTCTAATTGTTGGAATTAGTTTCTTCCAAGTAGCATCACTTACTACCTGAGCTTCTTCTACCCAACACTCATCTGCATCTTCAATTGATTTTATACTATCAACGTTGTGTCTAAGCCCAGCAAATATAAACTTAGTACCGTTCTTTCCTCGTATCTCAGTGTTCAGTACATCATAGAAATCTCCTAAGCCAATCTCTTCTATTTTCTTTTCTAGTAGAGAATGAACAGAATCTTTAATAGAGTTTTGTATTTCCCTTGCATCTAAAAAAAGCATTGGTCTTTGTCTTCCTCTCAGTAGTTGAGAAGTAGCTACGCCATGGGACTTCGCACCGCCTCTTCCTCCTTCTAGGATTACATAACGTCTGTAATCATCATACAAAGGCTGTAACTTGTCAGGTAGTTTGATTGTTGGCTTCATGTGGCTTTACAAATTCTAACACAAACCCCTCTATCTTTTCTCCTCCAGTTGTATGATCTATTGATTCCTTTGATCTTCCTTCCATTCTATCTTTAACTTCCTTGCTATGAGCAATGCTACCTTCTTCTGCCATCTCTACATCTTTAGCAGCTATTGATTGCTTCTTTGTGTAGCCTTCTCGTTTCTCACTATTCTTTGCTACTTCCTCTATGTATATATCTCTCCATGTAAAACCAGCATCAGGTCTTCCACCACTGTTTCCATCCTCTGGTCTTTTATCGAAACCATTTCCAGTATCGCCTCCTTTCTTTGGTGGTTTCTTGACAGTTTTCTCTACCATGCTACTTATATATCATATCTTGAATTAAAAAGCAAGTTATTCTCTTAATTGAAATCTAATACCTAAGTCCTCTCTTGTTATTCCTAGTTCCTTTGCTAGAGCTATGCGTGTTGCTTCTGTTGCTAGTTCCTGTTGGTTAAACATTACTTTCTCCCCTAAGTGGTTATCAGTCTCTATAAAATTTACCATACCTTTATTTTACTCTCTTGCTTTAGTATTGCAAGTTCATATTTCTATAACTGGTTTTAAAAAGTCAATGATCTTCTGTGGTACGAATGGATTATTAT